TTCAAAACTCGATTGTTATTGAATGTTATCAAGAACGGCAACTTGATTGCTCAAGACATTATTTATTCGGATAACGTTGACGCTTTAATCGGTAATTATTCCAATACGTTCACATTCAATTACACGCGATCGGTGAACATGGCAATCAACGATCAAATCAAATTCGGAATCACGCTTGTGGTCGAAGGCGCGCAAAGTTACGGCGCGCCTAACTTAACACGAACTATTGAATTGACTTCGATTTCCACGAATATCAATTTCATCAAGTCACAACAAGCGCTTGCACCCGGTGGCACGGTGGCCGTGAATTCATTCTTGCCCGACATGACTGGCGACGTGTTTTTTAAGGGATTGACAACCATGTTTAATTTCATGATTAAGCCGTCCACGTTTGACGCGACCGTTTTGGAAATCGAACCGTTGTCGCAATTTTACAACAGTTCACAAGACGCGCTTGATTGGACGCAACTCATTGACTATTCGCAACCGCTGAACGTTCAACCAACGATTAATTACGCGTCGAAGGAATACAATTTTCAATTCAAACAAGACGACGACTATTATAATAATCAGTACACCAACACGCAACTGGACAATTATGGCGAATTCGCCATTTTAAGCCAGTCGCAATACGCGACCGAAGTGACGAACATGGCGCTTCCATTTAGCCAAAAACCATTGGTCGAAATACACCCGTCGTTGATTGTTCCATGCGCGTTTCAAGTCAACTTCGATTCATCGGCCACGGGGCAAAAAGTTCCGAAGAAAGGAACGGCGTTCATTGTTCAGGTGGGCGCAATGAGAAACGCGACGTGGAAATATCACGACGAATTCAACGCTCAACAAAATTTGACACAATATCCGTATGTCGGACACCTTGACGACATCGACACGCCGACGTTCGATTTGAATTTCGGTGTTCCAGATGTTGTTTACTATCCCGCGACGACGTACACGAATGACAACTTGTTGCAATATCACGACACCTTTATTCAAGAACTTGTTTCGAGGTACGGAAAATTACTAACGTGTTACGCTAAGATTGACACGAAAATAATTAACACGCTTGATTTCCGCAACTTAATAAACATTAACGGCGTCGTGTATCGACTGCAAAAAATAAGCGACTACGATTCAACCAAAGAACGAACAACACAAATCGAATTGCTTCGTTTGATTCAAGGCGAAGGAACTGGAATCGAACAAGACGAACCGCTTGAAACCGAAGAAACAAACATCGACATAATAACGGAATACATTGAAGACATAATAATCACGGAATAATATGGGAACAAGAATATCACAATTACCGCCGAAGGGCGCAAACCTTGCGGACACCGACTTGTTAATGATAAGTCAAGAAACGAGCGACGCTTACGAATCGAAGTCAATCACGGGCGCGCAAATAATTGCAAGCGCACAAGAGGGCGTTCAACCGACGCTTGTTTCAGGAATGAATATCAAGACGGTGAATTCAACGTCGTTGCTTGGAAGCGGGAACATAGCCATTCAAACCAATCCGAGAACGTTGGCAAGCGTGAACGGAAATGCGGTCACTGGAACAAGCATTCAAATAAGCGCCTCCGTTTTGATTCCAGCGGGAACGTTGGTGGCAAATAATACTATCTACATAAAAGCATTCATCAACAAAACGGCGGGTTCGGGGGTTACAACGCCACGTTATTATGTGAACACGGCTAACACTTTAACGGGCGCAACCTTACTTGGTGCGGGTGGTGGAATGTCAACAAGTGTTTATTTTCAACGATTCGAAAGAAACATTTTCTTTGACGGAACGAACTTGAATTCATTTTTAGCGGGAACAAGTTCGGCAAATGATTACACTTTAAGTGGAATAACTTTGACCGCTTTCAATCCATTGGTTGACAATTATTTGATTTTTGCAATCAGCAACGGAACGACAACACCGGATAACGGAAATTTCAAACGCGTAATTGTTCAAATTTATGACTAACTTAACAACCATTGAAGGCGGGTTCATCATGCATGAATTCGAATTCCATTTCGACGGCGACGCCGAAGTTCTTGACACAACACAAGCGCACGTTCCGACGAATCGCGGTGTCATTCTTTGCGACACGACAATGACCATTGACGACGAATCATTCAATAATATAAACGATTTTTTAACGACGCTTTATGGCTAACAAAGAAGCCGTTTTTACGGTCACGGTAAACACGGGAAATTCCGTTCAGGATTTACAAAACGCGGACAAGGCCGTTCAACAACTTGGTCAAGATTTGCAAAAAACGCAAGACGTTGCAAAGAATTCAAGCGGAACGGACGCAATGGCGCAAAAGCTTGCGGAACTTGACGCACGGCTTGAAGCTGGTGGGTTATCCATGCGCGAAATGACCAAGACCATGAAGGAATACCAGACGATAGCTTTGCAAGCTGGCGTCGAATCCCCGGTCGGAATGCAAGCGCTACAAAATGCGTCGGCGTTGAAAGATGAAATCGGTGACTTGAAAGCGCAAACGACGGCGTTGTCAAGTGACTTCGTTGGACTTGACACAACTTTGGCGGGTGTCGAAGTAGGCGCGCAAGCATTCGCGGGCGTTACGTCGGCTATGGCGTTAACTGGTGTCGAGAATGAAAACTTAATGAAGTCAATGCAAAAACTTCAGGCGGTTCAAGGATTGACGAATTCGATTTCGACCATTGCAAACAAGTTGAATTCGGATTCAATCTTGGGAATCCAGCTTCGGACGTACTGGGAAAAACTAAAAAATTCGGCATTCGTTCAAGGGACTTCAGCAACGACCGCGAACACAACGGCCACGGTTGCGCAAACAACCGCGACGACCGCATCGGCAACGGCAACGGCAACGTTGACGGGTGGAATGAAATTGTTTCGTCTTGCGTTGGCATCAACTGGAATCGGTTTGCTTGTTGTTGCGCTTGGCGTATTGATTGCGAATTTTGGTTTCGTTGTTAAAGCGATTCAACCAGTCATCGACGGATTTAAAGCGATTGGTGATTTTTTAGGATTAAGCGATTTCGCTGGAGAAGAAGCGCACAACAATGAAATGGCGCGCCTTGAAGCTGAAAAACAAGCACGCGAAGAATTAGCACAAGCGCGCGAAGCTCAATTCAATGCCAGCCAAAAACAATACGACCGAGAAATTGCTTTAATGGACGCACAAGGTAAAGACACCAAAGCATTGACAAAGTTAAAAATTGAAGAATCGATTAAATATCAAAAGGAAAAACTTAAAGAAATTGAACTCGAAATACAAGCATCGGAGCAAACCGTAAACACTTTAAAAAAATTGGCAGGTACTGATAGCGAATCAGTTAAAAGATATGAAGACATAAAAAAACAACGCGTTGAATTAACCGAAGGAATCAAAGACGCACAAAACCAATTGCTTATAAATGAAGTAAACAACGCTAAAAAATCTGAAGATCAAGCGAAAGAAAACGCGAAGAAAGCAAATGAAGCTTACAAAAAAAGAAAAGAAGCACAAAAAAAAGAAGCTGAAGAAACGAAAAAAGCGCACGACAAATATCTTGAACAACTCAAAAAACATAACGAGGACTTACTAAAAGAAGAAGAAGCGATTGACGAAATGATTCGGCGTTCTAAAATGTCCGCGCGTGATTTGGAATTGTCCGACATTCAGGACGAATACTTCGCGAAAAAAACACAAGCCGAAAAGCTTGGCGCTGAAGGCGCTGAATTGCTGGCCAAATTAACGGCTGAAGAAGAATTGAAAAAAGCTGAAGTTCGAAAAAAATACGCGGACGCCGAATTGAAAGCGCAAGCCGACCGTGAAACTAAACGTCGCGAACGTCAAAAATTCTTGGACGAAATAAACTTGAACGACCAAGAAAAAGCGTTGAAAGATGTTTCAGAAAAATTTGACGAATCGAAAAAAGAATTGTTGCGTCGATTGAATTCAACAAACGAAGACGAACGAATCACACAAGAAGAATTCAACAACGCAATGATTGCGCTGGAACAAAAGAAGGCCGACAAGATTCTTGAAATAAATAAACAAGCATCTGAAAAATCAAAAGAGCAACAAAAAAAGGATCGCGAAGAATCATTGAAAGGCGTCACCGATTTTCTTGCGAACTCTCAAATGGTTTTGGATCATGTCAAGACGGTCAATAATTTAATCAATGAAATCGATCAAGCGCGTTTGAATAGTTTAAACAAGAATCGCGACGAAGACCTTGCGAATCTGGACGCTAAAATGCAAGCGGAATTGAACGCCGAAGGTGTGACCGCTGAACAGAAAAAACAAATCGAAGAAAAATTCGCGCAACAAAAATATCAAGTTCAACTTCAGGCGTTCAACGCTGAAGAAAAAATTCGCAAACAACAATTCATTCGCGACAAGGCAATCAAGCTTTCGCAAATCGCAATCGACACGGCGTCCGCAATCGTTAAGGCGATCGCACAATATGGCCCGCCACCGTCACCGATGGGAATTGCTGGAATCGCGTCCGCTTCAATCATTGGAATAACGCAAGCGCTGGCGGTTGCCAATCAACAATACAAGTCGGGATCAGCGCCAAGCGCGCCAAATATTTCAACCGGTGGGGGTGCAATGACGGGCGCAAGCGCTTCGTCGTTCAGTTCGTCACCAACGCCAACGACATCGACGGCGGGATTGACGGAACAAGGAACACCAACACCGACCACGACGTCAACTCAAGTTTATGTTTTGGAATCGGACATTTCAGCAACGCAAAACAAGGTCAAGCTTCAGGAAGCCAAAACAAGTTTTTAAGCCATGACCGACCGCGCGTCGTTAAGAATGTTTCGTTGATTGAAAGGCAACCATACGTTCGAAGCAATTCTTCGGCCTTCGGAATGTTGTCCTTGTGAAGCTTTACGTTGTGACCTTTGCGAATGAATTCAGGCAAGTTCATGTTCAGGTAAATTGATTTGATGAAATGGTTGTATCGTTGCCATTCAATCAGTTCAAAAATTTCAAGCAACTTGTCGGAATCCATTAACACTGGCGAATGTGTTTCGAAATTCCACAAAGGTCGGTCATAATACTTCAAGAATTCAATCGTGTTGAACATTGCTTCACGGTAATGCGACGGGTGTTGTGGAATGATTTCAAGCGTTCCCGAATGAATAGGAATGTCGGCGCGAAGTTTTGGCGTCACGAAGAAATCGTCGTTCATGTAAATGAATTCACCGCCACGTTGACGCGCGTATGTCAAGACCTTGTTCGTCACGTCCGCGCCTCGAATGTTGTTCAACTGGGGACAAGGAATGTTGTCAATGGTTGCGACCTTGTCGCCAACGGTTACAATGTGCGCGTCGGGGAATGACATTCGAATGAATCGGATTGATTGTTGAATGTCGAAGTCGTCACGACCGCGTCGGTAAGGGAATACAAATGTCATCGAACAAATTTACTTAATATATTAACATGAAAAAAGACCTTCCAATTTACGAAATCATGATTGACCTGAACGATCCAGAAACAACGGTTTCGTTCAATTCATTGGTTGAATTTCCAGCGCACGAAAAGAAATTAGAAACATTCAACAAGCGCGTGAAGTACGAATTCAACGAAGAACAACAAGTCATCACGGGAATTGCGATTTCAGCCGATACACCGATTTACCGCTACGACGACAATTCGAAAGAAGAATACTACGTCGTTTTCAAAAAGGACGCCATTCGCGATATTATTCTTGATTACGCACGTCGGAACAATTTCAACAATGTCAACCTTGACCACAATCCGCACAAGGTCGTTGATGGCGTGTTCATGATTATGTCGTATCAAATCGACAATGAACGTGGATTCACAGCACCCGAAAGATTCAAGGACGCGAACGACGGTTCGTGGTTGGTTTCGTACAAAGTGACGGACAAGGCGTTATTCGAAAAAGCAAAGAACGGCGAATTCAATGGATTCAGTATTGAAGGCGTTTTCACTTTGCTTGAAACCGACCAAACGAAAGAATCCGAATTCGAAGCAATATTAAAAGAGGTTCAATTGTGGCGACGCAACATCGAACGAATTCGAATGTTCAACGACTATCCTGAAGCGGTATCGAACAACGCAAAACGCGGAATCGAACTGAATGAAAAATACGGGAACAAGTGCGCCACAAGGGTTGGCCGTTTACGCGCAACCACCTTGTCAAATCGCGACACCGTTTCGGTGGCAATCATAAAACGAATGTATTCCTATCTTTCACGCGCCGAAGCTTACTACAATGAAAGCGACGAAAGCGCTTGTGGAACGATTTCGTTCTTGTTATGGGGTGGCAAAGCTGGCCTTCGTTGGTCGGAATCTAAGCTGAAGGAAATCGGCGAACTTTAATTTTCGAACAACTTTACTTAATACTTAAAAACAAACATGAACGCATTTGAAAAAGTAATGAAAGAACTTGGTGCAATCAAGACCATGTTCACAAGCGCGACCGAACAAACGTTCGAAACCGCAACACTTTTGGACGGCGAAACAACCATTGAATTCGATTCATTGGAAGCCGGGCAACAAGTTTTTATTGTAACGCCTGAAGGTCGCATTCCAGCGCCTGAAGGAACACACGCGCTTGGTGGTGAATACACGGGCGTAACAATCACCGTTGACGCTGACGGATTCATTTCCGAAGTAACCGACGAACGTGCAACCGAAGAAACGACAACTGAAGAAACAAGCGCCGAATTCGAAGCGGTGTCCGCTGAAGAATTGCCCGCCGTTTTAGAAGGTGTTACCGAATTGATTGCGTCCGAACTTGGTTTGGAAATGGACAAAGCTTACGACGTCGCAAGCGCGGTTGTGACCAAGATTAACGAATTGACTTCAATGGAAGAAGCTGAAGTTGTTGAACAATCAATGTCCGCTGAAGCGATTGAAGCAATAATCAATGGAAAGCTATCAACATTCGCAACAACTTTCGAAGCGGTTGCCGAAATGGCGAAAAGCATTTCCGAAGACAACGCAAAACTTCGCAACGAAATCGCGTCTTTGAAAGCTGACTTCGAAAGCTTCAAGGCGATGCCGTCGAACGAAACAAAGGAAAGCGAGAAATTCGCAAGGGGTGGCCACTTGACGGCTAAACAACAATTTTTGAAACAATATAAAAACCTATAATCATGTCTATTAAAAAGTATGTAAAATCGAATTTCGATTATGATGTGTCTGGATTGTCACCTTATGTTGACGACCAACGCGAAGACCTTATTCACCGTTCCGTAACTGAAGCGCAAACGCTTTCGTACATTGCAATTCAACAAGGGATCAAAGGAACTGAAGACCTTAAATTGTTAAACGATTCAATCGTTTATCAAACTGGCGATTGTTCCATGTCACCTTCAGGCGACACCGTATTCACCGATCGACAAATTTCTGTTGAGACAATCGGTTATTTGAAGAAGTTTTGTCAAAAAGATTTGGCTGGATTTTGGACGCAACTTGCGCTTCGTCCGGGTGCAATGGCTGAAGACAAGACACTTCCTTTCGAACAAGTTTTAATTAACTACCTTTTGGAATTACACGCGTTCGAACTTGAAAAATTAATTTGGCAAGGGAACAAAGTTTCAGGTTCTGGAAACTTAGCGTTCATGAACGGATTCAATTCATTCTTGACCGTTGCGAATGGTTGTGTTGACTTGAACACAACTGGTTATGCGTCAATCGACGCAACCAACGCTTTCGACATTTTCTACGAAGCGTTCGTAAACACACCCGCAAACGTTGCCGAAGGTCAAGATTTCATTTGCTTTACTGGTCGTGAAAACTTCAACTACTTATTGAAGAACTTGGTTGACTTAAATATGTTCAATTACAACCCAGCACAAATCGGAACAATGAATGAAATCCTTTTACCGGGAACAAACATGAGAATTGTTAAAGTAAACGGGTTGAACGGAACGACCAAAATATACACTGGTCGCGCGTCACATTTCTATTTCGGAACTGACTTGTCAAGTGATTTCGAATCTTATGACTTGTGGTATTCTTTCGACGACGATGTGATTTATTTACGTTCTAAATTCCGCGCTGGTGTTCAGGTTCCATTCTTGAACCAAGTTGGAACATTCGAAGGAATCTAAATTCATTAACGGCGCGTTTCGGCGCGCCTTTGTTAAACCTAAAAAAATAAAAAGAATATGTCTTGTTTAATGACAACCGGTTATAACGACCGAACTTGTACGAACGGAAAAGGCGGAATCAAAAGTGTGTTGTTGTTCCCGTTGGGTGCAACTTCGGGCGCGGTTGTTTCAGCTTCCAACGAACTAACTTCATTGACTGTAACTGGTGAAACATTCCTTTACAAACTGAAGTCAAACCTTTCAAGCTACACCGCACCAGTTCGCGTTGACAAGAACAACGGAACGCTTTGGTACGAACATGAATTATCAATGATTCTTGCGTCCGATTCGAAAGAATTACGCGCTGAAATTCATTTGCTTGCACAAAACGAATGTGTTTGTTTGGTTGAAAATGCCGACGGAACAATCGTTGCCCTTGGTCTTGGTGAAGGTCTTCAGGTTGCCGACGCAAACGAATACACTTCAGGCGTGTTGAAAAGCGACCGAAAAGGACACGTTATCGTTATGCGAGGAATGGAAAACGACGAAGTCCCAGACGTTGATCCAGCGCTTTACACTACATTGTTAGGCCAGCAATCACCTTCAATTTAATCACTACTTAACTTGCAAAGAAGGGAATGGGTTTGTCCCGTTCCCTTTTTTTTGTTTAAATTAGTCGCATGAAAGTAAAAAAAGAATTTATCGGTTGCAAGTGTTGGTCGCCAACGATGCAACGCTACGTCAAAATCGAAGAAGGAAAAGACGAAATTTATTTGTCGCTTGGAATCCTTGACATTTTTGAATTTGAGAAACCTAACCTTGTAAAAAAAGACAATGTTAAAAATACAAAAAAACGGAACAACTCCGCTGGTAGTGACGGTGACGGAATTGACAACAATCCCGAATCCGAACTATCTATTTGAATTCATTCACGAGCAATCGTTCAACACACAAACGTGTGTCTTGACGAACATTTCGCAAGGGATTCCGCGTTATGATGAATTCGTCTTGGTTGACGGCGTTGATGTTACCTTCATTTACGACGGGTTTTATCTTTACAACATTTACCAACAATCGTCACCGTCGAATCTTGATCCATTGAACACGCAAGGACTTGTCGAAACTGGACGCGCTCATGTGATTGAAGCCGATTCACCTTCGTACGAATACGATTCACCGATTTATTTTAACATTTATGAATAATAAAATTACGTCTTTGTCGTTCCGCAAGGACTTCCAAAAACCTGAAGAAGAAAAAGACCGTTCACTCGGATTCACGAAGTGGGGAAAAAAGAACGACTATCCATTTTTTTTGGTGGATTTATATAATGGTTCAGCTTACCATCAAGGAATAATAAAGAACAAAACACACTACATTGCCGGGGGTGGTCTTCAAATCGTTTCTGGAATGATTCAACCATTCATCGACAACAAATGGTCGGACTTTGACATGAATGAAATCGCTGAACGAATGGCGTTCGATCAAGAATTGTTCGGTGGAATGGCGGTGAAGGGAACGTGGAACAAGGAACAAACAAAGGTTGTCATGTGGGAACACATACCGATTGACATGATTCGCGCGTCGGTTGATGAAAGAACCTACTATATTTCGGATGACTGGACGGCGTTGAATCAATCACCAGAAAAAACGAACCTTCGAATTTTACCAGCTTACGACAAGGACAACCGAACTGGTTCGTTCATTTTGTACTACAAAGAACCACACCTGAAAGGTCGAAAAGAATTGGGTGTTTATCCTAAACCGTCTTATTATGGTGGAATCACGGCGATTCAAACGGACGTGGACATTTCGAAATTTCACATGTACGAACTTCAAAACGGATTCAAGTCTGGAACACTAATCAACTTTCCTTCAGGTTATCCAGAAACAACCGAAGAATTGAATCGACTGAAAGAAAATGTCAAAGGTCGTTCACAATCGGTCGAAGACGCTGGTGAAATTATTTTGACATTCAGCAATGGCAAAGACGAAGCACCTGAAGTATTGTCGTTGAATGGAAATAATTTGGATCAAAGATATTTGGCTACCGAAAAAAGCGTTCAACAAAACATTCTTGTGGCGCATGCGATTACTTCACCGCAATTGTTCGGTGTTCGTCTTGAAGGTTCATTTAATTCAGCGGAAAGCGGTGATTTATTCAACATTTTCAAATCGACTTATGTCAACACAAAGCAAAGACGAATCGAATGGATGTTGAATTTAATGCTTGAACTTGGCGGTTATGTTGGTAAAATCAAGCTTCACGACGTTGATCCATTACCGAAGGACGCACCGCAAACGGAACAAGCACCAACAATTGAAGGACAACCAACACCCGAAGCCGTGGACGTAGCAAAAAGCGCATTGAATGGCGCACAAATCGCGTCATTGATTGACGTGGTTGCCAAAATAAAAGAAGGAATCTTAACACCGCAAAGCGCATTGTCGATTGTGTTGGCTTCATTCCCTACCATTGACGAAAGAACGGCGCGTGAAATCGTTGGTGTTCCAGCGACGGCGCTTTCAATGTGTCACAACAACAACTTCAGCACCGACGAAATAAAGGTGTTCGAACAATTCGGTGAATCGAATGACAACTTCATCGTTCTTCATTCCGAACCGATTGAATGGAACACACCAAGCGCTGAAGTTTTCGCACGAAGTCAACAACTATTCGACAAGGTTGGCGAAATTTCCGCCATGTTGACTGGTGGCGACAAGGACGTTTTGAAACTTTTGGCCGATGGCGAATCAAGCGACGCAATCGCGAAGGCGCTGAACACATCGGTGGCCGAGGTTGCGAAACGAATTCAAGCAATTCGTGAACTTAACTTGTTAACGAAAGAAGGTGACGTCAACACGTTGGGAAAAAATGTAATTGACAACGTGGAAATTCCCGTGTCACGTTTCCAAGTCCGTTATACTTACCGAACGCGCCCGAACGTTCCCGATCCGATAACGCAATCGCGCGCGTTTTGCGTGAAGCTAATTGAATTAAATCGAAGCTATTCACGACAAGACATTGACACGATTTCAACACGCGTTGATCGTGACGTTTGGAAATATCGCGGGGGTTGGTACACAAATCCCGACACGGGTGCGACGACACCGTTTTGTCGTCATGAATGGATTCAACAACTTGTAATTGCACAATAATATGAACTATCTTTTATCCGTTGAAAACCTAAAGAAGCTTGGCTTGATACACCAAAACACCGACACGAAAATTCTTGCGGTCGCCATTCGTCGAAGTCAAGACATTAACGTTCAACCAGCGCTTGGGACACCTCTTTACAAAGCGTTATTGCAACGCGTCCAAACGAACACATGGACACCGACTTATCTAACGCTCATGAACGACTACGTTGTGCCGTGTTTGGTTGCTTACGTCGATTACCGTTGCGCGTTACTATTGAACGAAAAGCTGACCAACAAATCGGTTGGTCGAATCGACGACGAACACATCAAAGCGAACGACGACAAGATGACCTTTACACTTCGCGATCAACTATTAAAGGACGCGCAATTTTACAAAGAACGTTTAATCGGTTTCTTAATGGACGACAACGGTGACAATTACCCCGAATACATTGATTGTTGCGGTTCGCCTTCAATGTGTCACGAAAAGGTGACGAAGGATCAAACGGGTTATTCACCGCTTAATTGGACAATATGAACAAAAGGTTCACACCTTCGAAGAAAGACATCGAGAAACTGAACAAATACTTGAAAAATGGAAAAGACACTAAACCAGTTAATGAAGGAATTCGAAACGATTGCAACGGAACACCGTCAAATCAACGCGTTCTTTCAAGGCGACTATCTTGACGCGGTGTCACGCGACGCGGTTGATTATCCTTTAATGGTTGTCACGTTGCAACCGGGTGTCATCAACGACTTCGGTGTTCAGGTGAACGCAATCATTTCCATTGCGGACAAATACAACGTTCAAGATTACCGACAAATTAACGAAATTCATTCCGATTGTCTTTCGATTTGTAAGGACATTCATGTCATTTTGAAACAATGGCGCTTCGAGGATTTCCTTGATGTTCAAGGAACAATCACAACGCAACCATTCATTAACCGTTCGCACGATGTTACGGCGGGGTGGACGATGAATGTCGCCATGAACGTGTTCGATAACGAGGATTGGTGTCAAATTCCTATGGACAATTATTCCTTTGGCAATGATTAACCCGGGACACATACAATTCATGGCGGTTTGTTACTATTTATTTAGTTACGCAACCGCCGTTTCATTGTGGTTCGCCGACGAACTTCACTTGATTTTGTTTGGTTGGGCGTTATTTTGTTTTAACAATTATCAACTATTTACCGAATTATTCTACCAACAACAAGACGATGAAAACTAAATTCACGCTTTTCGCCATTTCAATTATTTCAATTCTTGCACCGGTCAAAGGAATGGTCATGATTACCGTGTTTTTTATTTGGATTGATTTGTGTTTTGGGATCTGGCGAAGTCGTAAATTGAAAAAACCGCTTCGTTCCCGTGGATTCGCAAGGACAATTTCTAAAACGTGTCTTTATGCTGGCGGAATCGTGTCGGTTTTTTTCCTTGAAAAACACGTTCTTGCCGACTTGATTGGAATGTTTGTGTCCGTTGACCTTGTGTTGACGAAGGCGTTCACCTTTTATTGCGTGTTCACAGAATTGAAATCAATCAACGAATCTTATTTTGACGTGACTGGAAAGGACGTGTTGAAAGGATTTAAGGAATTTATCACCGCAAAAAAACAAGAATGGGACGAATTCAAATAAGTGACTTAAACTTGATTCAAGAACGATTGTCACCTGGACAATTCATTGCCGAAGAACACCCAAAAAAACAAATTTACCTTCATCACACCGCTGGCGGTGGCGATGCTCGAAGCGTTTCGAAGTTTTGGAATTCGAACGAATCAAAGATTGCGACGGCTTTTGTGATCGGTGAACGTGGCGAAATCGTTCAATGTTTTAGTTCGAAATATTGGGCTTGGCATTTGGGTGTCGGTTCGGACATTTTCAAGGCGAACAAGCTTCCATTCATCGACCTGAATAAGTATTCAATCGGAATCGAATTAACGAACTGGGGAATGCTTCGACAAGTGAACGGTAAATTTTACAACTATGTGAACGGCGTTGTTCCTTCGTCGAACGTTGTTGAACTTGAAAAGCCGTTCAAGGGTTTCAAATTTTGGTATCGTTACACCGATCAACAAATCGAATCGACGCGAAAGCTTGTGACGTATCTTTGCGAAACATACGACATTCCGCTTGATTACAACGAATCGATTTGGGACATCGATTTGAACGCGCTGAAGAACGTTCCCGGAATCTACACCCACAATTCCGTTCGTCGCGACAAGTTCGACGTTTATCCATGTCCACGTTTAATCGAAATGCTGAAGAACTTATGAAAGCAATCTTAGCCGTTTTCGTGGCGTTTGCCGTCGTTTCGTGTTCGTCGGAACGCTTGGCACAATATCACGTCCGAAAAGCGCTCAAACACGGCGCAAAATTGACACAAGACACCGACACAATTCGAATCGCAACCGTTGATTCGTTCCCGGTCATTCGTCACGATTCAATTGTTTGGGAAAAGTTTATCGCGTATCGCGATACCGTGATAAAATTTCAAAATGTTTATGTGCCGAAGACACGCTGGCAAACTCGTATCGAATATAAAGAACGAATCAAGACGCTTCGAATTAAAGGAAAAACGCAATGGAAAACGGCGAAGGCGCAACAAGTTTTGAAATACAAATACAAATGGTGGTGGTTGATTGTTGCGTTTGCAATTGGTTTTTTGGTTCGGTACATTATAACGCCAACATTCATCGGTCGCGTTAAACTATTCTTTAAATACATTTTATGAAACACCGTCCACGTTTGACGCGTGACGAATTACTGGTCGTTCAACAATACCGGGCAATCAAACGAGAATGTGACGAACAAGACATTGACTTGAAAACCGTCAAACATGGTTGGTTGAAATCAAAGAACACGTCTTTGTTTTTTAAGAATCCGAACTTTGAAGATAACGAATCAACCAAACTTGAAAACCTGAAGGTTGACATTCTCAAAGCAATCGAAGAACATTCACCAGTTTATCCAGCAATCAATCGAACGCAATCAACCGAAAGTCATTTACTTGTCATTGATCCAGCCGACGTTCACATCGGAAAGCTGGCGACGTCATTCGAAAGTGGTGAAAATTACAATCAACAAATCGCGGTCAATCGCGTTCACGAAGGCGTTCAAGGAATACTTGACAAGTCAAGCGGGTTCAACATCGACAAAATATTGTTCATCGGCGGGAATGACATTCTTCACATTGACACACCGAAACGTCAAACGACTTCAGGAACGCCACAAGATACCGACGGAATGTGGTATGAAAACTTTTTAAACGCAAAACGGCTTTACGTTGACATTCTTGAAAAGCTTGTCACAATCGCGGACGTCCATTTCACTTTCAATCCTTCGAATCACGACTATACGAACGGCTTTTTTCTTGCGGACGTGATTCAATCATGGTTTCGTAATTGCAAAAACATCACATTCGATTGTTCGATTTCACATCGCAAGGCATTCCGTTATGGGACGTCTTTAATCGGAACGACACACGGCGACGGCGCGAAGCTTCAGGACTTGCCCTTGTTAATGGCGCAAGAATTTCCGATTGAATGGTCGCAAACAAAACACCGCTACGTTTACACCCACCACGTTCATCACAAAATGTCGAAGGATTTCATCGGTGTGACGGTTGAATCTTTACGTTCACCGTCTGGAACGGATTCATGGCATCACCGCAACGGCTACCAACACGCGCCGAAGGCCATTGAAGGGTTCATTCATCACAAGGAACACGGTCAAATCGCACGATTGACACATTTGTTTTAAGCGTTTTTTACCGCAAATAAGCGGAATTTATGTGATTATTCGCACGATTTCGACATTTCCTTATTTAGAACGATTCTAAATTTGTTGAAAATGTGAAAAAAAATTGCGTAAAGTTTTGCAGTTATGAAACATTTTGTAATTTAGCAACGTTAAACAATTAAAAAAAATGCTATGAACACTTACAAAATTTCATTCAAAGACGCGAACGACAACACCGTGTTCGCAATGCATCACCAAGCGGACGCGCAATGTGACGTTCGTTTATTTGCGAATCAAATCGTTGAATCAAAATCCGAAAAACTTGGATTAACAAGTTTTGAAATCGAAAAGAAACCGACGCAACAAGAACTTGAATTCGCTGGTAAATTTCCGGAATATACGCGCGCCATTCAATACGTTCGAAACAACAAAAACAATCTTGACAAGCAATTCTTGTTCAATCTTTTGACTTCGTGTCTTTGTTACATGGACGAACAATCTTTAAAAACAATCAATCAAATCTGGTTAAAATGAAGGACTTTATTAAATCAACACTTTTGCTCATTGCAATGCCGTTTCTTTTATATTACTTTTTAATTTTTGTGTTATGCTATCTATAGAAAATGACAAATGGTTTCACTACCAATTGAACGATTCGACCTTTGTCGAAGGTTATTTTGAAATAAAACGAACGATTTGCGAAGAAGACGAAGTCGTCGGACTTGACCTTGAATTGTCACCAATTTACGCGACAAAAATAATCGGTGAAATGGAATTCGACTACACGACCAACGACGAAGAAATTGAACAAGTTAAAAACGCGATTACCGAAAACATTCTGAGCGATTCATTGAACTGGATTTTGTCGGAATACATTTCACACGAAGACAAGCTTTGGTTTAATCATTACGAAAACTTAAAAATACAACAAGCAAATGAAGAAAAATTCTAAAATCAAAACGCCACAATTGACGCTTGCGGAATGCGTTCGCTGGTGGACGAAAGAACGACGCGGTTCATTCAACGTACAATTGTATTTAAAAATTTGCGAAATCAAATCAAAACGAGGATGTTGACGACAATAAGTTTCAATCAACAAGAAATAATTCAAAACATTTTGAAATTGCATTGTCCGCAAGGAATTGAACTTGATCCAACTTATTCAAAAGGAAATTTCTATAAAAATTCTAACATTGATGAACCGATTGAAAAATTTGATTTAATTCCGCAAACGGATGACACACTTCAATCAAATGCGAATAATTTACCACACTTAGATCAAAGCATTTCATCAATTATGTTTGATCCACCATTTGTTGTAGGACATACAAAGGAAAAACCTTCAGGAATAATTGGCGAACGTTTTCATGGTTTTCCATACATTGATGACCTTTGGAAATGGTATTCCGAATGCTTACTTGAATTTTATCGAATTTTAGAATTCAATGGTATATTGATAATAAAATGTCAAGATACGGTGAGTGGTGGCAAACAATTTTTTTCACATCTATACTTAATGAATCAAGCCGAAGAAATTGGTTTCTATAATTTGGATTTATTTATTCTTTTAGCGAAAAACAGAATAAAAGGTCACAATCATAAAAATCAAAAACACGCAAGAAAATTTCATTCTTATTTTATAGTGATGAAAAAAGTAAAAAAATCAAAAAAAATACATTTATGAAAGAAACAATTAAAGAACTTATCAAAGAACACAAGCTTGACGGCAAAATGCAAACGCGCGAAAAGGTTTACAAACGTTTTTATCTTATGGGCGTCCTTTATTCCTTGAACACGATGCCCTTGAACGAAATCGGTAAATTGTTTAACCGCGATCATTCAACCGTCATTCACGGTGTAAAGCAACACAATAAATGGTGGCACATGAAAGACGAACTTTATTATCGAATGATTCATGATTTGGTCGAAATCGTCGAACCTGAATTGTTGTCGCTTCCAAAAAACTACTATTTCAAATGTAAAGCCAGCGAAAACATGGTCACGATTCAAGGTAATTTCACGCAAAAAATGTTGACGGCTTTGAACGAACCTTTGAATCGAAAACAAATTTCCGCTATCTTAGCCGAATAGCGTTTAATACTTTTGATTGAAGAAACGTCCGGGAAACTGGGCGTTTTTTTTTGGCCTTGCGTTACAAAACGGCGTTTTCCCTTATACCCTGCCATGAAAAAAAAGAAAAAAAACGAAGGGGGGGGGGCAAAAACTTTTGTAATTTTGTCGCGGAATACACGAAACGTAGTGTGGTATTGACTTTCAGGCGTTACAAAACGCGTTACAAAAAAATAATTTTGTCGCGGATTGATTACGAATGAAATTTATTTTTAGCTTTGTGACATGGCGCAAACAATTAAGAACTTATTAAAGAGAATCGACCGAGTAAACGCGCGCCATCGTTGAAAGGTCGGTTCTTTTTTTTGTAACGAAACATGATTCCAAATATTTCCGTTTTCCGTTCCCTTTTTAACGCAAAGGAAACACCGTTCACAATGAACGTGGTCGAAGTTTACAATCGAATCAAGAACGGTTATCCTGAACTTGTTTCGAAAATCAACCGACTTCGTGAAATGGACGAATCAACCGAAGCTTATCGTTCATTGAAGAATTCATTGCTGGCAATCATGTTCAACGGAACGTTCACCGAACGAACCGACAATGGCCTTGTTGAACATTCAGGTCTTTGCATTCTTGATTTTGATGATTATCCAGACGAAGAAACGATGAACGAGGACAAAAAACGATTCAAATTACTTCCGTTTGTTTTTATGGTATTCACTTCGCCTTCGAACAAAGGACTGAAGGTCGTTGTCAAGATACCGAAATCAACCAAGGACGAACACAAAAGGCGCTTCAAAGCGCTTGAAAAGGAATTCAATTCGGAATATTTCGACGCGTCAAGTCAAAACGTTTCGCGTGTTTGCTTCGAAAGTTACGATACCGACGCTTACCTGAATGAATTTTGCGACGAATACACTGGAATAACCGAAGAACGTGGACACATTTTCGCGGATCGTCCGCCGATTGTCTATCTTATGGACGAAGGCAAAATAATTGAACGAATTATGAAGTTCGATTTTGACGGTGAATTCGTCGCTGGCAATCGCAACAATTACATTTTCAAGATTTCGGCTTGTTTTTGCGAATACGGAATCACGCGCGACGTGGCCGAATCATTCCTTGAACAATTCGTTTGTTCCGATTTCACGAAAGCGGAACTTTCAAACACCGTTAAAAGCGCGTATCGGACGGCGGATTTCCGTTCGAAATACTTTGACGATAACGATAAACTAAACAAAGCGAAAACAAAGATTCGTCAAGGAATCGCATCAAAAGAAATCGGTGAAGCGCTTGGACTTGATCACGAACAAATCGATGAAATCAAGACCGAAATCGCAAACATAGCGGACATTTTTTGGACGATAACCGAAACCAAACAAGGCGAACGAATAACGATTGAACCGAATAATTATTCGGCGTTTCTTTCAAAACATGGATTCGCCAAATATTATCCAGAACGAAGCTTGTCACCTACCTTTGTACTCATTAAGGAAAACAAGGTTCGCTTGTCTTCGGTCGAACAAATCAAGGACTTTGTTTTGAAATACCTTGAAAGCCGAGGGGAAATAAGCGTTTGGAATTATTGCTCACGTTCGACGTATTTGTTTAGTGAAAATTTTCTCAACATGATTGATTCGATTGATGTAAAAATGCTTCAGGACACCAAGACCGAATCGTTTATTCCATTTCAGAACGGCGTTGTTGTTGTGACCAAGGATAAAATTGAAATGAAGCAATTCATCGACGTGGACGGTTACATTTGGGAAAATCAAATCTTGAACCGGGACTTCGTTAAGGTGGACGACCACAAGAACGACTTTCAAGATTTCATTTACAAGGTGTCAAATCAAGACGAAAACCGAACGATTGCTCTTGAAACGACCTTGGGTTATTTGATGCACACTTTCAAGGATAAAACAGAACAAAAAGCAATCATTTTCAACGACCAAGAAATCGACGACAACGCCAACGGCGGTTCGGGGAAATCCTTAATGTTAACGGCAATCAATTATTTTCGGAATTTGGTCACCGTGGACGGAAAACAATTCAATTCCATGAAGAACGACTTCGTTTATCAACGGGTTAATTTGGACACGCAAATCCTTGCGTTTGATGACGTCAAAAAGAACTTCGATTTCGAGCAATTGTTCAGCGTTGTTTCTCAAGGAATCACAGTCAATCGAAAAAATAAGGACGAAATTTATATTCCATTTGAAAGGTCTCCGAAAATTGTGATCACGACGAATTACGTTATTTCCGGCGCTGGTTCAAGTCACGACCGACGGCGTCACGAACTTGAATTCTTTCAATACTTTAACGCTCAACATTCGCCATTGAAGGAATACGGCCGTTTATTGTTTGATTCGTGGTCGTCGGACGACTGGTCGCGATTTGACAACTACATGATTTCGAACGTACAAAAATACCTAAACGAAGGATTGACGAAGACGACTTCAATTAACGCCGACACAAAGCGTTTCATTCAAGCGACTTGCAAGGACTTCTTTGAATTCGTTCGTGAAGGAAACATTCAGCTTGATGTTTATTGTTATAATCAATCAAAGCTTCACGACTTTCAGACGGAAACGAATTCGTTCAAGGACTTGTCAACACAAAAATTCAAAAAATGGGTTCGAGAATACGCGAATTTCAAGGGTTACAAATACACCGAAGGCCATAATCACATGGGACGCTTTTTCATGCTGACCGCTGGATCACCTTCAAACGAACCGAAACAATTTTAAATAAACATATATGAAAGCGATTTTTATTTCAGCTATTATTCTTTGCGTCCTTATTTGGTGGATTGCGATTTACTTTTTTGGTATTTGGGGTGCGATTGGTTGTATGGTCGTTGGTATTTCCAGCGCTTTAATTATGAATAAACGATGAACAAAGAAAACAAACAACGATTGAAGGACTTGCAAATCAAGTACAAAACAGAAAAATACCCAAAGATTCCCGTTGATTATTTGGCGCTCACGAAGTTCGAAGACAAGACCGCGAACGGCCTGACCAAGGCAATCACTTCGTTTATCAAGTTAAACGGCTACCAAGCGGAACGAATCAACACAATGGGCGTCGCAAGGGAAAAGAAACGAACCGACGGCAAGGTCATCGGAATAACATGGACGAAGTCAACATCGACCAAGGGAAGCGCGGACATTTCCGCAACAATCCGGGGACGTTCCGTCAAGATTGAAGTCAAGGTCGGGAACGACATTCAATCGCCAGCGCAAAAGAAATATCAAGAGGACATCGAACGCGCTGGTGGCGTGTACTTGATTGCGCGCGACTTCGATTCGTTTGTGGAATGGTTCGACAAATACGTTCAGGAATGATTGAAATAAGCATCACACAACAACAAATCAAGCGCGCTGAAATGCTTTATAATTTCAAAGTGTTAAACAATTCCATTCGTAACGGTCAAGGGAATCTAATCGGCGCGGTTGGTGAAATAGTCGTGTTCGATTATTACCAAAACAAAGGACGCGAAGTCGAACATTGTCAACACCATGATTTCGATTTAATGATTGAAGGATTCAAGATTGAAATTAAGACACAAGAAACAAGATTCAAACCGATTGATTCATGGACGTGTCACGTTTCGAACTTCAATGCAACGCAAGATTGTGATTTTTATTGTTTTCCATTTGTCAACGAATCAATGTCAACGGCTTGGTTGGCTGGAATGATTAAAAAAAACGACTTCAAGGAACGCGCCGTGTTCAAAAAGGAAGGGGAAATCGGATTTAAGAAACCGTTTCTTTGCGACACTTGGACGGTTCGAATTGATGAATTGACAAAAATTTCTTGACCTTTGTTTCACGAATGAAAATTATTTCTATATTTGGTAAAAATTTAATACTTTAATTATGGCGACAACAAGAAAACAGACCGACGTGGTCACACCAGAACAACCGAAGGGACTATTCCACAAGCTTCATTCGGCAAAGCAACACATCGGAAAGGTTGCGAAGAACGCGACGAATCCGCATTTTAAGAAAACATACGCGGACATCAACGCATTGCTGGAAACGGTCGAACCGATTCTTTTATCTTATGGCCTTATATTGCTTCAGCCGATAAAAGGCAACACCGTGTTCACAATAATCACGGACATTGATTCAGGCGAATCGGTCGAATCATTTATGGACATTCCATTAAACATAACCGATCCACAAAAAACGCTCGCTTGCATTACTTACTTTCGACGCGGAACGCTTCAATCGTTGTTGTCTCTTCAGTCGATTGATGACGATGGCAACGAAGCTTCAGGAAAAGGAACAATCACAACGTTCACGAATTCGAAGAATGAAAAACCAACAATTGACGAAGAACGATTCAAAAATGCTTTGAAAGCAATCGCCGACGGAAAGTTCACCGTTGCGAAACTGAAGGCAACCTATTCGTTGACACCTGAACAAATCAATCAACTATGAACGAAATGACCGCTGAACAACGCGCAAGGTATTTGTTTGACTTGTTTGAATTCATCGAATACGATTCGAAGGTGAAGACATTCGTCACACGCAAATCATGCGCGTTGATTCTGGTTCAAGAATTAATGAAGGACGTTGATATCAAATCGCGTGACTTTATTTATTGGTCAAATGTTAAATTTAATATTTTAGAACTATGAAATGGCGCGCTTCACAAATCGGCAAACTCATGACCACGTCACGGTCGAAAACGGACGTCTTGTCGCAAACGGCGAAATCGTACATTGAACAACTTGCGAAAGAAGATTTCTTCGGTTACACTTCGCCAGTCGTCAACAGATACCTTGACAAGGGAACGAATCAAGAACTTGAATCGATTCAGTTATTGAACGCGGTTCGATTCGAAAACTACGAGAAAAACAACCTTCGGATTGAAAACGATTTCATGACCGGAGAATGTGACATTGTCACTAACGAACGAATCATTGACATCAAGACAAGCTGGTCACTGGACACGTTCCCTGAATTGCCTGAAGACATCGACGCGAAGGATTACGAATGGCAAGGTCGTGCCTACATGCTTTTATTCAACCGAATGGAATTCGAACTGGTGTTTTGCATGGTGTCAACGTGGGACGAATTCTTGACGCAATACGATGACAAAACGCTTCACATGGTTGACCACATTGATCCACGAAAGCGAATCACTTCGTTGTTATTCGAACGCGATTTCGAACTTGAAAATCAAATGATTGAACGTTGCAAGCTGGCGACGGAATACTATGTCGAACGAATTAAAAAACTGAACGAGAAATGAAACAAACCGCAATGGAACAACTCATCGAAGCGCTTGAACTCAAAGTCATGGCGCAACACATTCCTTGGGTGCAAAAGACGCTTGATGATGCGCTTGAAATTGAACGACAACAAATCGTCAACGCTTACGAAAACGGCGAATGGAATCAAGGGTGCAACGGTGACGCGAACGAATACATTCAAAAAACATTCGGACATGATTAGTGCGTTAAAATACACTATTTAATTTAAGTAAAAAAGAAAAACCAATGGATGTATAATATAGTGCAATTTACTGCACGAATTAACCAAATCACAATAATATGAAAGCAACGATTGAATTCAACCTTCCTGAAGACAAATACGAATGGCAAAACGCCGTTCAGGCCGACGCAATGTTCGCGTGTTTGTGGGACGTTCAACAAGAACTTCGACGGCTATGGAAATATGAAGAACTAACCGAAGAACAATTCAAAATGGTTGAACGGATTCGGGATTCATTCCATTCGATTATTCAAGAACACAATGTAAATTTAAACAACTAAATATGAACAAAGAAAAAGGAACGGTCGTCAACGTGACGCCATTACAAACAATTTCGGACAAATTCCGAAAGCAAGATTTCACAATAAAAACGTTCGATGCGAACTATCCGCAATTCTTGACCTTTCAAGTCGTGAACGACAAATGCGACCTTGTGCGAAACCTAAACACCGGGGACGTTGTCGAGGTATCGTACAACCTTCGCGGTCGTGAATGGACGTCGCCTGAAGGAACAACGAAGTATTTCAACACGGTCGAAGCGTGGTCGATTCAATTATCCAGCGAACCAACACCAACACCAACAAAAGCAACGAATGAAGACGATGACGATTTACCTTTCTAATGATTCAACGATTGTTGACTTCATGCGGACAACGACCGAAGACCGTTTGTCGTCAAGGTATAAAATGACACACCTTGCCGAAGACATGAAGGTTTCCTATTCGATGCTTTACCGATTCATGAAGGGACGTCCAGTCGGCGAAGAATTCTTCATTGCTTGGTTCAAACACTTTTCGAAATGATTTTCTGGTCGCGTGAAGCTTACGACATTGCCCGCAAGGTGACTTCGAATCATGAACTTCACGCCGACCTTGTACATCACCTTTACATTCGAATGCATCGATTCAATTTCAAGGACGAAGACATTCCCGCTATATTTGCGCGGTTCGCTTACAACGAATGGAATTGGCAACGTTCGGAATTTTGGCGAACGTATCGAACGAATACCGACGAAATCGGTGACATGGCCGAAGAATTCAATTCGCCTTCGAATAACGAATTCAGCGATTGCCTTGACGCTTACCTTCATTCAAACGAAGGCGATCCATTCATCAAGGAAATCACGAAAATGCACCTTTGCGGAATGACCTTCAGGGACATCAAAGAATTGACCGGGATTTCCCTTGATACTATTCATAAAACAATAAAACAATTTAAAAATGATTTACATTCTTATTGCGGTGGCAATGGCACGGGCGTTGATGTCATTCAACCTTCCAAATATCAAGCCGTTTAATTGTCAATCGTGTTTGTCCTTTTGGACGGCGCTCACGATTTATCTTGTCGTCGATTGGACGCTTGTCCCGTTGGCGTTTATTTCCTATCTTGTTTCCGATTTAATCTTGATTTATGAACATAAGTAATTCACTATTGACGCAACTCGACAACTTCAGTCGTCACCGTTACGCGCACCTGAACGACGAATTGAAAGACGAACTGGCCATTCACTACAAAGCGCTTGGATTCGGCAAGCTGAACAAGCAATGCAACACTTGCGTTCGTATAGCAATGGACAAGCTGAACGAAAACAAACACAAGGTTCGACCAGCCGTCCGACAAGAGAACAACGAACCGCACATGAAAGAACAACCGCCGAAGCTTCACTTCGTTGGCACGAAACAAAAGACGTTCGCCGAAATACGACGCGAAGCAATCGAACGCGGGTTCAAGACGACACGATCGACAACGCGACAAGACCTTGAAAACTTCCTGAACAATGAATGACATTCACGAAACCGCCGTCATTTATCCGGGCGTCACAATCGGACACAACGTCACAATAGGCGCGTTCTGTATTATCGGCGCACCAGCGGAATCGAAACGTCACGAAGGACAAGACTGTTTCGGCGTGGTCATCGGAAACAACGTCACGATTCACGGTCACGCAACAATCGACGCGGGCGCGGAACGACCTACAATCATTGATGACGGCGCGTATATCATGAAGACCGTTCACATAGGCCACGACGCAATCATTCACAAGAACGTCACGATTTCACCGCAAGCGGTGATCGGTGGATTCGTTGAAATCCACGAAGAAACAAACATCGGAATGAATGCAACGATTCACCAGCGCGTTACGATACCCGCAAAATGTATGGTCGGAATGTCGGCCGTTATCACGAAGAAAACAACGCTTGAAGCGAACACCGTATTGGTCGGCAATCCCGCACGAATAACACGAAGCAACAACAAATGAAAATAATAACAGTCACCGCCATGCATGGCCGACATAAGACCGTCGCCGAATGCATCAACCGAATGCCGTTCATTGACAAAGTGTTCATTTACTCAAACGACGAAGACGGCGCGTTTCTTCAAACGCAAGACATTTTCGCTATGGCTAAGTACAGAAACAATCCGCTTTCATACAAATGGAACATGGCAATTCGAACGCTTCAGCAAATCGAATTCGATGCGGTCGTCTTGTTGGGTTCAGACGATTACATCGACGAAGCATTCCTTCGTTACATCGAACGAACCATTCCCGACTTTGACATGATCGGATTCAAAGATATTTACTTCCAGCACGAAGGCGGTCTTTATTATTGGTCGGGTTACACCAACAACCGACGTGGTGAACCATGTGGCGCTGGGAAAGTTTATTCACGTCGATTCTTGGAATGCATCAAATGGAATCTTTTCGACGTGGCGCGTGACCGAGGACTTGACAAGATTTCGTGGCAACGCGTCAAACAAGCGAAAGCAAAGGTTCACGTCACGACGCTGAAGGAAAACGGTCTTTTGCTGGTTGACATCAAGGACGGTGAAGGAATGACACCGTTTAATAAATTCAAAGGATTGAACCGTTCGGAATTTCCGAACAAGAATACTTAATAAAAGGGATAGTATATTCTTATGGCAAACAAACACCGCAACATCGATAAAGATGAATTGCTTCAAATGGCGCATAATTATTGCGACTACTGCATTGCGTCAACGAAGGAAATCGCGACGAATTCAGGCGTGAAGCAAGTCAAGGAACGACACATTCCGACCGTGTCTTATTTTTTACACCATTGGTTGCGAAGGGAACACTTTGATTTTTATTGTCGTGACAACTGGTATCATGCAATGAAGGACGAAACACACCCATTGTCCGACACTATAAAAACCATTGACGACTTTTTCAATTCGCTTGCCCGTGACATCGTGGCCAACGAAGGCAAGGGAATTTTCTACGCAAAGAACAAGCTTGGAATGCACGACCGACAACAAGTGGAAACACGCAATGTCGAACGCTTCGATTTCGATGTCAACGATTAAAGGATACCGACCGCATTCACGCCAGCTTGACATTCACAACGCAATCAACCAAGGACGTGAAAAATACTTCGCCTTGAATATTGGTCGCCAGTTCGGCAAGACCATGCTTGGAATCAATCAGCTTTTATACTGGGCAATCAACGACAAGGGTTCAAAGATTGCTTGGATTACGCCCGTTTACAAACAAGGAAAGAAGGTGTTCGCTGAACTTGAACGCGCCGTGGCGAAGTCGGGGTTGTTCGAATTCAACAAGTCGGACTTACGAATCACGGGGTTCGGTTCGTCGATTGAATTTTTTTCAGGCGAACGCCCAGACAACATTCGGGGAAATACCTTCGATTACATGGTCGTCGATGAATTCGCTTTCACGCGTCCTGAACTCTGGGACGAAGTACTAAGCGCGACCGTCTTGGTCAAAGGTAAAAAGGTAATATTCATTTCAACACCCAAAGGCAAGAATCATTTCCACCGCGTTTGCCTTCAGCATAACTATGACGACCGTTATCGTTACTTTCATTTCACGTCGTTCGACAATCCAATGATTAATCCGAAGGAACTTGAAGAACGTCGGCGGTCATTACCCGACCATGTGTTCCGTCAAGAATACATGGCCGAATTCCTTGATAACGCTGGTGGCTTGTTCAAGGGCGTGTCGTCTTGCATCGGTCAAGGTGAACGCACGTCACGAATGTACGGCGGTCTTGACATCGGACGCGCGGACGATTACACGGTGTTGACTATCTTGAACGAACACGGTCAAATGGTTCGCGTCGAACGTTGGCGTCACGACGACTGGTCGCGAATCATTGACAAGGTGGCCGAACTCATTCGACAACACAACGCAATCACAACGGTCGAGGTGAACAATCAAGGCGACGTTTTCTTTGAAATGCTTCGAAAGACCTTACCGAACAAGGTCGTTCCATTCGTCACCACGTCGAAGTCGAAACCTATCTTGATTGAAGACCTTGCGTTGGCATTCGAACAACGGGCGCTTCGTGTCAACGATGTCAAATGGTTGCTTGACGAATTGGATTCATTTACCTATATTTACAACCCAAACACAAGAGGCGTTCAATATAGCGCACCCGTTGGCCTACACGACGACGGCGTGATGTCGTTGGCGCTTGCGTGGAATTCATTGAAGAACAACAAAATGAAAGGACGATACAACACCGCACGAATATGAAAGTAAAATTGCCCGCTTCGCTGAACGAATGCAAACCCGACCAATTGGTCAAATGGTTGATGTTGGCCGAAGTCATCAAGAACAGACAAGACGACGACCTTTTTCAAATGCTCGATTTTCAATGTCAATTGATTTCAATCTTTTCAGGACTTACCGTGTCGAAGGTAAAGCAAATGAACATTGACGACGTTCAAAAATTATCCGGTCATTTAACGCGAATGCTTGCGTCCTATAATTACGCCGAACCGACTGGACAAGTCACGGTGAACGGACAACGCTACGTCTTTGAAAAAGATTTCCGATTGGTTACGACCGGGCAAATCATTGACTTGAAATTGATTGACGACGTGGCGTCCGATCCAGTTCAAGCGCTTGCGATTTGTTACGTCGAAGAAGGGTTTGAGTATTGTCAAGAAGACGGGCGTGGTCGTGTCTTGAATCCGAACGACAAACGATACCAAGCTTTTAAGGAACAATTCGACGGGGTTGAATTCATGAATTTCTTCGGTTTTTTTTTGCGCGAATCCGAGAAGCGGAAGGACGCTATCTTAGCGATTCAAACGATTCGGACGATGATGAATCAACGTCAAGCGATGAAAAGCTTATCAACGACGCCGAATGGTTCACATGGACAAAAATCATTCAACGACTTGGAAAAGAACTTGGAACAACTATTGACGCAATCACTCGACAACCGTATGTGAAAACGTTGTTCTGGATGAACTACATAAAATTAAAAGACGAACAAGAATACTTATTAAACAAGAAATCCTTCAAACATGGCTGACTTCGATTTTCTTGAAGAATTCGGGGTGTCGGCTGGTGAAGCGGAACAACCGCAAACGGTTTACGAAAAATTCATTCTAAACGTCGGAAACAAAGTCACCGCCGACCTTCGCGAATACATTCAACAGAACGCTTCGAACACGGGCGCGCTGGCACAATCGGTTGTTTATTTTCCGACGGGTGCGTTGTCGTTTGAAATTCAGGCGGACGATTACTATAAATTCGTCGACCAAGGTGTGAACGGAATCGCGGTCAATCATGCAAGCGCTTTTTCGTTTCAATATCCGGGCGTGTCTTACAACATGGCGAAGGCGATTCAGGAATGGAAGGGACTTGAAATGTCGCACGCGTTTGCGATTGCTTCGAACATCAAACAACGAGGGTTGAAACCCAAGAACATAACTGACACGGTCATCAATGACGAAGTTCTTGACATGATCGCGAAAGATTTGGCCGAAGTGACTGGATTGACCTTTGAAATAAAATTTGAAAAGACAACCGAAAAATGGCAATAACATTAAACCAACAACCGCAATACTTTCAACCAGCTTGCAATCCTTTTATTTGGTCATGGTCAAGCGACCAAACCGCGCAACCGAACTTCAGCTTCATTGTTGAACTTTACGTTGATTTCGTCTTGGTATCGACGCACCAAGTTTTCAATGAATCACAAAACTATGCGAAGTTCGACGCAAGCGGTGACCTTCGTTGTTTGCTAACTTCTGACATGGTCACGACGGGCGCGTTGTTGACTTACTACGATCCCGCGATTTCATTTGTTTATATAAAGATTTACGAAAAGTACGGAACACCGCCGACGTTGCAATCGTCATTGTCCACGGCGTTATCAACGAAGCGCGCTTGGAATGCTTCACTTCGACACCCGGATTTCATCAACTTCGACCATTTGGATTACATGGTTTCACGGTTGAATCCGAATTCAGGGAACATCAAGTTCTTGACGGATTTCCCACGAGCGCGAAAGTATTTCGTCGGCCTTTACGAATCGGCGTTCTTGACGTTCTTGAATCGTGGTGGTTCGCCAACAACCGACTTCGAATTGAAGCTTTACGACGCGACCAATACGTTGATTGCTTCGGACAACCTTTCGATTCCGTTGGCGCTGAACATCGGCGTTCTTGATTGCGCACCGCAAAACCTAATCGCTAACACATCGGTGACGTTGACGAACTTCCAAGCGTGCGCATACTACACGATACGCGTCAAGGCGACGGATTCGCCTGCGTTCTTTTCAGGATATTCGGAAACGTTCACGTTCTACATGGACACGGAATGTCACCGCTACGACACGAAGAGACTTCATTGGTTGAACAAGCTTGGAGGTTGGGATTCATTTACCTTCACGCTTGTTTCACTCAACACGTCTAAAGTCAAAACGTCGGAATACCAGCGCGAACGCGGGGATTGGAATACGACGGGAACGGATTGGGAATACACGCTTTACCACGGGCAAGATATGGCGTTCAATAAATACGCAACCGATCAACTCGTTTTGAATTCCGACTGGATTCACGAAAGCGTTCAAAATTGGTTGGTGCGTGATTTGTACGAATCGCCGAAGGTTTATCTTGAAACGTTACCGCAACGATTCGAACCGGTACGAATCACGAATGAAGCGTATCAACAAAAGCAACGACGCGTTGACGGCTTGATGCGTGAAACCGTGAACATCGAAAGAACGTACAATTACAATTCACAACTTGTTTAATGGCTGGCGAACTTTACATCAACAACCGAATCATTGAACTCGACCAAACGTTGCCGTTCCCGCTTACCTTCAATATTAGCGACATTCGCGACGTGTCATCAAGGAAAGGGAACAAGTCGAAGACGATTAGCGTTCCCGGCACGAAGTCGAATTGCGCAATCTTTCGTTCGATTTTCTTGTTGACTTACACCGACGAAACGACACCAACGAATTCGGCATTCCTTGACTTTGATCCAAGCGCGAAAGCGACGGCACGTTATTACAACAACGGGATTCTTGAATTCAACGGAATCGCTCAACTTCAGGAATGTAAACTGGTGAATGGAACATGGACGTTTGAACTTACGCTTGTTTCCGATACGATTGACTACATCGGCGAAATGAAGAAAATCAAAATCAACGAACTTGATTTCTCTGAATACAATCACGCCTTGACAATGGCGAATCAATTCGAAACGTGGAATGGTTACAACCAAGTGAACGGAATTTCGACGGCCATTAAGACGGGAACGAATTGGGACGGTGTTGGTTATTATTATGGGTTAATCGATTACGGTTATCCACGAACGGCATCGGACAAGTTCAATTGCGACCAGATACCGCCACAAGTTTTTGTTTACGGAATCCTGAAGAAGCTATTCGACAAGGTGGGAATCACTTGGTCGTCGAACTTCATTGAATCGCCAGCGTTTAAGAAATGCGCAATGGCTTATTATGGCGGTGACTTTCCGACCATTAATCCGACGCAATCAGCGAATGATTCGGTGACGGCCTTGGAAGAAAACAACGCGAACGGATTCATCATTAACGGTTCAACTTATCAACCAAGCGCGGGCGTAACGTGGTGGGTTGACGCTAACTTGTCGGACGTTGTGAACGCACAAATCGCGACAGATCCTTTGAACCAAGTCGTGACGTCCGATCCCTTGTTAATTAAGGCGGGAACAACTGGCCTTTATTCCGTCGAATATAACGGAACGCATCAACTTGACATCACATTCGACGCAAGCGCGACGCATTATTTCAAAACTCGATTGTTATTGAATGTTATCAAGAACGGCAACTTGATTGCTCAAGACATTATTTATTCGGATAACGTTGACGCTTTAATCGGTAATTATTCTAATACGTTCACATTCAAT